ACAAATTAACCCGTACATCAACGTCGATATACCGGAAACAACGCGCGGCGCTCTTTACTCGTTCGTTTACAACGTGGGCGCTGGCAATTTCAGAACATCGACGCTTCTTCGCAAAATAAACCAGGGCGATATCAAAGGCGCATGTGATCAGCTACGGCGCTGGACATACGCTGGCGGTAAGCAATGGAAAGGGCTGATGACTCGCCGCGAGATTGAGCGTGAAGTCTGTTTGTGGGGGCAACAATGAGCAGGGTAACCGTTATTATCTCCGCTCTGGTTATCTGCATTATCGCCTGCCTGTCATGGGCTGTTAATCATTACCGCGATAACGCCATTACCTACAAAGCGCAACGCGATAAAAAAGCCAGTGAGCTGAAGCTGGCGAACGTGACAATTACTGATATGCAGGTACGCCAGCGTGATGTCGCTGCACTTGATGCCAGATACTCGAGGGAATTAGCCGATGCGAGAGCTGAAAATGAAACTCTGCGTGCTGATGTTGCCGCTGGTCGTAAGCGCCTGCGCATCAACGCCAACTGTCCAGGCTCCTTGCGTAAAGCCCCCATCACCTCCGGCGTGGGTAATGCAACCGGTCCCCGACTGGCAGAAGCCGCTGAACGGGATTATTTCATCCTCAGAGAACGGCTGATGGCAATGCAGAAGCAACTGGAAGGAGCACAGGAATATATCCGTACCCAGTGTATACCGTGATGTTTTGTTATGAATATGTTACTGGTAACGTTAAGGTAATTTAACAAAGAGTCAGTTCCGGACTTTATAGTGTGCTCAGTTCATGGCCAAAAACGATTTCTGTGATAAATATTTTGAATATTATTTACAGGTAAATGGAGTGGGGCGTATGGATAGAAATATTACAATAGAGTATGAAGTATATGCCCGTATTGTATGGGCAGAGAAGGCAAAAACACGGTAATTCCGTATGTTGCCATGATACCTGATTGGCAGAATAGTTGTTTGGTTTTGAGTATATAGTCAGCGTTTTTTGTTCAGTAATTGCCCCCTCAAAAAATAATAAAATAAGGTGATTATTTTTGTTTATTATTTAGTTTTTTTTGTGTGTTGTTTTATTGTTTTTGCGTGGTTTGTTTTTTATTGTTATTTCATTAAGGGAAGGTAAATTCAGGATGGCAGTCTGTAGATAATCGGAGGTCACTTATGCTACATGATCACGTGGCAGAATGTCTGGAGAAAAAAGGACTGTACCGGAGAGCAGCTGAACGATGGGCAAAAGTGATGGTACAGCTAAGTGATGACCAGAAAAGAAAAGTGGCGGCACAGAAACGAGCAGAGTGTTTGCGTAAGGCGCGCCGGACTCCGGTTTCACCGGTGAACCTGACCGAAATAAAACAAGCGGTCAACAGACTACATTCTGAGTTGGGAATGGGATTTGAAGAGCGGCGGGTATTCCGACGATATAAAGGGACAGGAGAACAGAATACGTCCGGAAACGCGCGGTCAAAAAAATGCTAAAAAATATCTGAGAGAGTTATTGCCTGTTACCATAAGAAAAAGCGACTTTAGTGGTCGCTTTTTGTGTCATATATAAGTCGTTTAAGTAAACCTGTCTGAACAGGTGCTCTGGTCGTGTTCTGGTCAAGAGCGATGTTAATTTGTTCAATCATCTGGTTTGGAAATCGGATGTTGCGGGTTGTTGTTCTGCGGGTCCGGTTTTTCGGTGACATTTTCTTTCCTCTGGTGACAAGCTATATGGCGAGGATTTTACATGGCCGTGCTTCGTACGTTACCGGGCAGAATCAAAACTCTGAATACCCGGCGGGTGAATGTCCTGAAGGGTGAACAGCGTCGGGTCAGTGGCAGTGCCCGGGTTTCCCTCAAGCGTCGTATCTGGCTGAGGGATGCCGGACAGTGCTGTCTCTGTGGGCGTGTGGTTGACCTTTGTGACAGTGAACTCGATCACCGCATTGCACTTCAGTTCGGTGGTGGTAATGAGGAGACGAATCTCTGGACGCTCTGTACCGAATGCCATCGCCAGAAGTCAGTCAGTGAAACGGCGAGTGGTATGCCGGACCCGACGCTGCCGGAGGTCATGGCAGGGCAGACGATATCATCGGACTGTGACCCGCCCCGGGGGGGGGGATCATCCGGCGAAAAAAACGATCGCCCCGGACACCGCCCCCCGTCTCATGCAGAGAAAAAATTCCTGTTTCAGGCCAGTTAACATGTTAACTGGCTGCCCGGGCATTTTTGCGGTTTTTATCTTTATTATTCAGTTTGTTGTGCGAAAAAAATGTTAACTGGCTTTTTCAGCAAATGTTAACCAGGCAGCAGTTAACATTTGCGGCATGAGACGCCGGGAAAAATGGGCTGAACCATACCCGGCTGAGTGCGTTATGGACCCGGGAGGAGGCTGTGCTGACAACGCAAAAACGAAAATTTGCGCTGGCGCTCATGTCCGGGAAAAACAAAACAGCGTCAGCCATTGCCGCCGGTTATTCGGCGAAGACCGCCAGGGTTAAAGGCTCGCAGCTGGCAAAAGATCCGGAGGTGCTCGCGTTTATAGCCCGTAAACAGTGCGAAACGGTGGAGGTGGATGAGGTTCCTGTTTACCGGCAGAAAAAATCAGAGCAGGAGGATAAACCCCGTCGCCGTGAGGTGGCTGCAATACCACAGCCGGACGAAAACAATCCGGAGATGCCTCCGCCCGCGGTGATATCTCATGGTATTGAATATATGGAGGATGGTCTTCCCGATCCGGTGAAAGCTATGGGGCAGATCCTGGTGGAAAACCTGATAATTGACCCGAAACTGGCACTGGATGCGGCCTGGCGACTGGCGCAGTTCACACACCATAAAAAAGGCGATGCCGGTAAAAAATCGGCAAAAGGTGATGCCGCGAAAAAAGCGGCTAACCGTTTTGCGGTGCCACCACCTCCCCGACTGGTGGTGAATAACCAGAATGAGGAAAGCGGATGATACCTGTATGGAGCACGGCATGTCCGGACTGGGCAGAGCGCCTGAAAAAGGGGCTGTCGATTATTCCGGATCCGATTTATCCGGACGAGGCCGCACATGCCCTGGCGATTTTTAAACAACTGCGGATTGTGGATGCACCTGGTAGCCCGACATTCGGGGAGTCCTGTGCAGCGTGGGTGTTTGACCTGGTGGCGGCCCTGTTTGGCTCCTATGATGCGCAGACCGGTGTACGCCATATCAAGGAAGTGTTTATCCTTATCCCCAAGAAAAACTCGAAGTCCACGCTGGCCGCGGGGATCATGATGACGGCGCTGTTACTGAACTGGCGGCAGGCGGCGGGTTACACGATTCTGGCCCCGACTGTGGAGGTGGCGGCCAACGCCTTCAACCCTGCCCGGGATATGGTACGACGTGACGATGATCTGGATGACCTCTGCCAGGTACAGACCCATATCCGGACCATCACCCACAGGGTGACAGACACCACCCTGAAGGTGGTGGCAGCCGATCCGAATACGGTGTCCGGTATCAAGTCCGTGGGGACACTGATTGATGAACTGTGGCTGTTTGGCAAGCAGTACAAAGCGGAAGACATGCTACGTGAAGCCATCGGCGGGCTTGCCTCCCGTCCGGAAGGATTTGTGGTGTACACAACCACCCAGTCGAATGAACCGCCTGCCGGGGTGTTCAGACAGAAACTGCAGTACGCCCGGGATGTCCGTGACGGCAAAATTCATGATCCGCACTTTCTGCCGGTGATATTTGAACACCCTCCTGAAATGGTGGAAAGCGGGGCTCACCTGCTGATGGAAAACCTCGCCATGGTCAATCCGAATCTCGGTTATTCGGTGGATGAGGCTTTTCTGTACCGGGAGTACCGTAAAGCCCGGGAGGCTGGTGAGGAAGCATTTCGTGGCTTCATGTCAAAACACGCCAATGTGGAAATCGGTCTTGCCCTGCGTTCTGACCGCTGGGCGGGCGCGGATTTCTGGGAGCAGCAGGGCAGGCGCGTCAGCCTGGACGATATCCTGCAGCGCGCTGATGTGGTGACGGTGGGGATTGACGGCGGGGGCCTGGATGATCTGCTGGGAATGTACGTGACTGGCCGTGACAGGGAAACCCGCGAATGGCTGGGCTGGGGCCATGCCTGGGTGCATGAAACCGCGGTGGTCAGACGGAAGAGTGAGGCATCCCGGTTTCAGGATTTTGTGGCCTGTGGAGACATGACGATTGTCCGTCGGGTCGGGGATGACACGGCGGAAGTGGCGGAGTATGTGCGTCGTATTCATGAGGCTGAGTTACTGGATCATATCGGTATTGACCCGTCAGGTGTGGGGCAGATTCTGGATTCACTGGCGGAAGCCGGGATCCCCGATGAGAGTGTGGTGGGGATAAGCCAGGGCTGGAAGCTGGGCGGGGCCATCAAAACCACCGAGCGCAAACTGGCTGAGGGAGTGCTGGTGCATGGTGGTCAGCCACTGATGGCCTGGTGCGTTGGCAATGCCCGGGTGGAGCCTAAAGGTAACGCCATTCTTATCACCAAACAGGCCAGCGGACGGGGAAAAATTGACCCGCTGATGGCGCTCTTCAATGCGGTCTCCCTGATGTCCCTGAATCCGGAACCGAAAAAGAAAGCGTATGAGGTTTTTTTCATATAACCCTGCTCACCCTGTAACCATCATGAACCGCTGCGGCGGTTTTTTTATTTTCAGGAGGCTGATGTGACTCTTAAACGGGCCTGTTCCCTGCTGACGGTGAAATCCTTCAGTGAGGATGAACGGGTGATCACCGGGATTGCGTCAACGCCTTCTCCGGATCGGGATGGTGACATCCTGGAGCCGGAGGGGGCGGAGTTTGGCAGTACGATCCCGTTTCTCTGGCAGCATGACCATTCCCGCCCTGTAGGCCAGTGTACGGTGCGTCGGGTCAGGGAAGGGCTGGAAATCACGGCAATGCTGGTGAAGCCGGAGCCGGGGATGCCCTCCCAGATGGCAGCCCGGCTGGATGAGGTCTGGGCGGCCATTAAGACCGGGCTGGTCAGGGGGCTGTCCGTGGGCTTCCGTCCCCATGAATACACCTTTCTGGACGGAGGCGGACTGCATTTTCTGCGCTGGGAACTGATGGAGGTGTCTGCCGTCACCGTGCCCGCGAATGCGGAATGCACCATCCGGACCATTAAATCTTACGACCGCCCATTTTCTGCCGCGTCCGGCAACCGGAAACCGGTGGTGAAAATCGCATCTTCTGCCGGCGCTGCGGCACAGTCAACAACCGTTTTTCATAAGGAAAAGACCATAATGAATATTGGCGAACAGATTAAAAGTTTTGAAAACAAGCGTGCAGCGCTGGCAGCCTCCCTTGAGGAGGTCATGACCAAAGCCGCAGAGGAAGGGCGCACGCTGGATGTGGAGGAGGAAGAGCATTACGACAACACCGCAGCGGAAATCCGTCAGGTGGATGCGCACCTGAAGCGCCTGCGTGAACTGGAAGCCGGTAAGGCCGCCACGGCGCAGCCGGTGAAACAGGCCGGTAACGGGAATGTGGCCGCGGTGGCTTCAGCGCCGGTGATCCGTGTGGAGCAGAAACTGGAGAAGGGGATTGGCTTCGCCCGCTTTGCCAAATCGCTGGCTGCGGCTAAAGGCGTCCGATCTGAAGCCCTGGAAGTGGCCCGTCGTCAGTATCCGGATGACAGTCGTCTGCATCATGTCCTGAAATCGGCAGTGGGCGCGGGGACCACCACGGATCCGCAGTGGGCAGGCAGCCTGTCTGAATATCAGGAATACGCACAGGACTTTATTGATTACCTGCGTCCGCAGACCATTATCGGGCGATTTGGTCAGGGCGGGATCCCTGCACTTCGTCAGGTGCCGTTCAATATCCGTGTGCACGCCCAGGTGTCCGGCGGTGCTGCCGGCTGGGTGGGTGAGGGTAAGGCCAGACCCCTGACGAAGTTTGATTTTGAATCCATCACCTTCAGTCATGCGAAAGTGTCGGCCATTGCGGTACTGACGGAAGAATTGATCCGTTTTTCCAGTCCGGCTGCTGATGCACTGGTCCGTAATGCGCTGGCGGAAGCGGTAGTGGCGCGTCTGGATACAGACTTTGTGGACCCGAAAAAAGCCGCGGTGGCGGATGTCTCCCCGGCGTCCATCACCCATGATGTGAAGGGCACGGCATCAACCGGTAACCCGGATGCGGATGCCGAGGCCGCGTTTGGCCAGTTTGTGACGGCAAATCTGCAGCCCACTGGTGCTGTCTGGCTGATGTCCAGCACCAATGCCCTGGCGCTGTCCATGCGTAAAAATGCGCTGGGTCAGAAGGAATACCCGGACATGACCCTGCTTGGCGGCACCTTCCAGGGCCTGCCGGTGATTGTCTCCCAGTACGTGGGTGACCAGCTGGTGCTGGTGAATGCGCCGGATATTTATCTGGCTGATGACGGCGGTGTGGCGGTGGATATGTCCCGTGAAGCGTCACTGGAGATGCAGTCTGAACCGACCGGCGACAGTACCACGCCGTCCCCGGTGGAGCTGGTTTCCATGTTCCAGACAGGCAGCGTGGCCATCCGTGCGGAGCGCTGGATCAACTGGCGTCGTCGCCGTACTGCGGCGGTGGCGGTGATCACCGGAGTGAACTACGGCAGTGCGTCCGGCGGCTGAGTCTGATGAGGAGGACGGGAGGCGTGCGCCTCCCGTAACAGGTTATGGCAAAGATCCGATATCTGCAGGGCACGCATGATGCCCGGGCCGGGGATATCCGTGATGTGGCACAGCCGTGTGCGGAGGTGCTGGTTCGCCTGGGGAAGGCGGAGTACATCACAGTGCGACGTCCGGCAGGTCAGAAAAAGAAACGTGATGCGGAGCATGGCGAATGTGGAACCTTTTGCGGCGAACCCGAAAAAACCAGAAATCAGGACGTGATGTAAAAGAGGTGGGCTGGACCAGCCTGTTTCAGGCGGTGGCTGAGCCTTTTGCCGGCGCCTGGCAGCAGGGCGTGAAAGCCGATCCGGAAAGTGTCCTCTCCTTTCATGCGGTGTTTTCTTGCATTTCGCTGATATCCCAGGATATCGCCAAAATGCGACTGCGCCTGATGCAGACCGATACACAGGGGATCCGCCGTGAAAAACGGCAGGGGGATATTGCCCGTCTCTGTCGTCGTCCCAATGCACAGCAGAATCGTATCCAGTTTTTTGAACTGTGGCTGAACGCCAAACTGCGTCACGGCAATACGGTGGTGCTGAAAATCCGTAACTCCCGGGGGCAGATCAAAGAACTGCGTATTCTGGACTGGAGCCGGGTTGAACCTCTGGTGGCGGATGACGGCGAGGTGTTCTATCGCATTACACCGGACCGGAACTGCGGGATCACGGAGGCGGTGACGGTGCCTGCCAGGGAAGTGATCCACGACCGGTTTAACTGTTTTTTTCATCCGCTTGTGGGGCTGCCGCCGGTGTATGCTGCCGGGCTGGCGGCCACGCAGGGGCATCATATTCAGGAAAATTCGACGTCTTTTTTCAGAAATGGCGGCAGGCCGTCCGGGGTGATTGAGATCCCCGGCAGTATTACGGAAGAAAATGCGAAAAAACTGAAGAGCAACTGGGACAGCGGGTATACCGGCGAAAATGCGGGGAAAACGGCCATTCTGAGCAACGGGGCAAAATACAACCCCACGACGTTTTCACCGGTGGATGCGCAGACGGTGGAACAACTGAAGATGACCGCTGAAATTGTCTGTTCGGTGTTCCGTGTCCCGGCCTACAAGATTGGCGTTGGCCACCCGCCTTCCAGTGACAACGTGGAGGCGCTGGAGCAGCAGTATTATTCCCAGTGCCTGCAGACGCTGATTGAGTCCATTGAACTGTTACTGGATGAGGCGCTGGAAACGGGGGAAAACGAGAGTACGGAGTTTGACGTCACCACGCTGCTGAGAATGGACAGCGAACGGCGCATGAAAACGCTGGGTGAGTCGGTGAAAAATACGCTTCTCACGCCCAATGAGGCCCGTAAACGTGAGAACCTGCCGCCCCTTGCCGGCGGTGATGCACTGTATCTTCAGCAGCAGAACTACAGTCTGGAGGCGCTGTCCCGTCGTGATGCCCGTGAAGATCCGTTTGCGTCGTCCGGGAAAAGAGTTTCAGCCCAACTGCCTGACGGCGCATCTGACGGTAATAAGGCAATCAGTGAAACAGAGCATGGTGCGGTGAAAGCGATGTTGAGGGGGATACTGCGAAAATGACGGAACGGGAACTGTCCATTATTCGTGCACTGGGAGAAGAATTCGCCACGGTGCTGGCGGATTTACAGCGCACATTTGAGGAGAAGATGGCCGCGCAGGCACAAGCGTTTGAAGAGAAACTGGCTTCCCTGTCTGTGGTATTACGGAAGTGCGTGACGGGCGATGATATGCGTCCGATGCTTGAG